ATTCGTAATCAGTAGGTCGCAAGTTCGAATCTTGTCAGTAGCTCCATTGAAAAACCGCCTAGGAATGGTATTTCTGGGCGTTTTCTTTTGCCCGAAAATCGGTCGGTAGGTCGTGTTTTGGTTGCAATTTGGTTCAACTTCTTTCGGTTGTTGCGGGCAAAACAGGGCAAGATACGGCAAGAATGTCTTCGTGGTTGCTATTTCCCAAGCTGAAAACTTTCTCTACAAGCGACGGCATTTGGCTGTCGTAGCCGGGAATAGCATGGCCATAGAGGTTTAAGGTGTGGCTCGGGCGAGAGTGTCCCAGACGCTTTGCTACTTCTAGTATGGGCACCCCGGCGGCAAGCAGCATAGACGCATGAGTGTGGCGCAGACAATGGAATTTCCTGTAAGGGATTCCAGCTTTCGTCAATATCCGCTTCCATGTCTTGTCGATATTTGTAGTCAAGCACGGATTGCCTTTGGCGTTTCTGATAATCTCTCCGCCTTCAAGCTCATACGCTGCTTGGTAAAGCTCAGCCATTATGTTCTTTGGCAAAGGAACTCGCCTATATCCCGCCTTAGTCTTTGGCGGTTGGAGTTTTGCCACGCCATTGACTTCTACTAGGCTCTTGTTGATTTTTATAGCATCTCCGTCTAAATCCTGCGGTGTTAGAGCTAATATCTCTCCCATTCGGCAACCAGATGCAATAGCAACGGAAATGAGCAGATGGTGTCTGCGAAGTCTTGCGTCGCTGTCAATGGTTTCCATAATTATATTAAGCTCTTCGGGAGAGAAAATCTCCACCTCTTTTGGCTCGGGCTTGAGCACTTCTACGCCAGCCATAAAGTCTTTTTCTATCAGCCCCGTTGCAATGGCTTTTTTCGACGCACGGCAGAGCAGTTTTACCAACCTGTCTTTCATGCAGTCTGTTGTTTCCGCATTGTTGATATAGGACTGAACTACAATGGGCGAAAGTTTTTGAAGCTCTATGTCCGCTAATGCTTCGTCAATATGTGCAGCGGTATTGGTATAATCCAAGAATGTCTTTTCTCTCACTTTGGATTTAGCGAATACGCTGAGGTATTGCAAAATCCATGTACCTAGAGTCATGTCGCTTTTCGCAACATAATTACCCTTGATGTATTTCGCTGCCATGCTCAAGCGCCAAGCGTTCGCCTCCACTTCCGTGTCGAACCTTTTGTGTGTTCTGTGGCCTTGCGGGTCAGCGACGGAAGCGTGCCATTTGCCTCTGTTTGTCTCGTAATATATAGAGCCTTCTCGATATTTTGTCATAATTTTTTCTCCTTTCTGACAAAAATCGCGCTCAAACCCCCTTGTTTCTTATCCTATGGTTCTGCTAAAATACAAGTGTGGATTTCATTCGGCATATCTCCTATTGGAGCCACAACACCTTCTTTCTTATTAGTGTTTGCAAAAAGCCTCCGTGTACCGGAGGCTTTTTGTTTTCCCTGCAGTTCGCTTTAAACAGCTAAAAAGCATTGACCGTTCTCCGCCATGGAGCGCGGTCTTTTTTTATTGCGGATTGCCATCGTTTGGCTTTTGCTCACGTCGGCTACCGTCGGGTGAGTAGACAGTCAAAAAGGGCGCGTTTCCTCGACCAACAGTAGCCGTAAAATACCGATAGCCACCATTCTTGATTTCGAGGACAATTCACAAAACAATTCGTGAGCAATAGCCTTTTGATGCAGTTCTTCGTCAGTCGTCATTGTTTTCGCCTCCTTCGTCTTTAATTTTATGGAGCTGCTGCTCTACCATCTCTTGTACATCAATGCCTTGTGCCTTGAGGCTTTGGGACATAAGCAAGTAAGCAACAGACATAAGCTGAGTTTTCGACTGCTCATCAAGGCTATCATAAACGCCAAGGAGTTTCTCGTGGTCACTTCTTAGCGTAGGTTTTGTTAGATTTGGAAGTTTTATGGTTTTGGTACCGTCGGATTGGATTGGTGTCAATATCTCTGCTGGCGACACTCCAAACAGATTCGCTATTAGTTGAATTTGCTCTGCGTTTGGCATATGAACGTCATTCTCATATTTTGTGTAGCTCGTCCTAGACAAGTTCAGCGCAGAAGCGACTTCCGCTTGTGTAAAGCCATGAGCTTTTCTAAGCGTTTTTAAAGCTCCACCTATTGTCATTTAACGCACCTCCCTAATTACCTATATTATAATGTGACACCAGCGCACATGTCAATCAAAAAAAGTGCTTGACAAGGTGACTTAATCGCACTATAATATCAATATCAAGTGCGATTAACGCACAGAAATGCGAGGTGATGTTCGTTTATGTCCCAATTAGAAAAATTTCGCAAAGCTAAAGGGCTTCTACAAGAAGATGTAGCTAAAGCTTGCGGGGTTGATAGAAGTACAATCGCAAAATGGGAGGGCGGTTTATTCCTCCCGAGGGCAGATAAATTGCCAGCGTTGGCCAAAATCCTTGGCTGCACGATTGACGACCTGCTAAAAAAAGAAGAAGGAGCGTGAGCTTAATGGAACTCATGGGAATCAAAGAGTTTTCCGAGAGCCGCAACATAAGCGACAAGATGCTGCGGGAGCTTATTAAGCAAGGCAAAGTCTCTGCCGGAAGATACGGCAGAAAATGGCTGCTGGTAGCAGATGTTGTTGACCAGCAGCTAAGAGAAATGTTCGCACCGCCAGCAAAGCAGGATAAGGTGCAGAACATAAGAAAAGGGCGCTATCAGAGCGCACTTAAAGCACTATTGGATTAAAGGGAAAGGGGTGTGTGACATGAAAACGGTACTCAAGATTGCAGTTATCGGCATCTTGGCGCTGCTGATTAGCGGATTCGATACCGACTATCTTGCGGACAGAGAGAAGCCGATGTGTCGTAAGATTTGCCATACCGTGCAGAGCGGCGAAACGCTTTGGGTGATTGGCGAAAGGTATTACGATGGCAGCAAGCCGTTCGCCGAGTTCATGCACGAGCTGAGCGAAAGTAACGGTTTCGGTATCGGCAAGCGACAGCATTTACAGGTCGGCGAGACAATCATCGTGAAGGTTGAGGACGTTAAATGAGAGTAAGGCAAAATCATGTATGCCGAGAGAATTACGTTAAAGCCCGTTCTCACAGTTTTCAACCGGAAGCGGCTGCCATCCACAAGTCAAGCAGTAACATCCAGTTTCGAGAGAACTGGTATGCGCTATATATATCCATAATCAAAAGCATGAGCATTAACAGCGCATTGGATTTTATGGATATGAAGCCACAATACAAGAAGGTTCCGAGAGCACCGCGTCCTAAAGTACCTTCGCTGTGTGACCTTGAATGTGAATCATATTATTTTCTTAACATCGTATGTGGCATACGCCAGTGCGATTTGAGTTTACTCATGGACGTTCCGGCAGCAATAATCTCCAACAGGGTTTGCCGCTGCCGAAAAAACTATAAAAAATCTAAGGAGGAACAAACGAATGAAAGAAACTAACGAATTAGTCATCCATGCCGCTCTTATTGACGGCAAGCATCTGGAATTTGAAGTTAATGTGGAAGCAGGAAACGAGGATTTGGCGAAAGTCTTTGCTGGCCTCGTATTCACAGTAGCACAAGGAATGAAGCAAAGTCTTATGGAGAATGGGCTTGATTCCGAAGATGCTAACGATGCAACTTGGGGACTGCTCGATGCAGCGTTTGCAACCGCGAAATATGACAAGGGGTTCGCAAGGATGATGAACCACGAACATGAAGCCGAAAAGCCCAAGGATGAAGGCATTGCAGTTATCACCATTGGAAAAGGCGAGCCTATCCCGGAGGATTGGCCCGAAGGTCTGAAACGAATCATTGGAGCTATCCGTTCGGACGCGGAGGATGACGAAGAATGAGTGATAAAAAAGAAACAATTTTTAAAGTGACCAGTGAAAGAGATGGCTTTACTGTGAATTTCAATCACAAGGTAAGCAAGTTTGATGTACTCATCGGCCTGACCGCGCTTGTGAACGTAATGATTACGGTTCTCGTTGATTATGGCATCAAATATGAAAATGCCGAAGAACTTATACGCAAAGCCTTAGATGCTGGCTTTGAAACTTACGCTGATGACATCAGAGGCGAGAAGGAGAGGGTGGAATGAGCACGACTATGCTTATGACCGCAGCCGAGATACAGGCAGAGGGCGGCAGAGAGAAGTGGTTAGAGCTACGCACCACAGGCATTGGTGGTAGCGACGCTGGCATTATTGTAGGCGTTAATACCTACAAGTCAAAGTTTCAGCTTTGGCAAGAGAAAACAAGCCAGACCGTAGCATCCGAGATTAATCTCTCGGATGAAGTCAAAGAACGCATGGAGTGGGGGAACCGCTTGGAAGAACCGCTGGCTCAATGGTTTCAAGACAAGACAGGCAAGAAACTCCGCCGCTGTGGCATGGTTCGCAGTGATGAGCACCCGTTTATGATTGCTGACGTTGACCGTCTTGTTGTGGGCGAGAACTCTATCGTGGAGATTAAGACCACGGCGGGTTACAACTACGACGAATGGGCTGACGATAAAGTGCCGCCTTCTTATCTGGTGCAAGCCTTGCACTATATGGCGGTAGGCAACTACGACAAGTGCTACTTTGTCTGTCTCTGCGGCGGGCAGAGAGCCGTTATCCGTGAGTTTGAGCGTGACGATGATGAAATCAACGCTCTTATCGAAGCGGAGAAAGACTTTTGGGAGAACTACGTTGTCCCTCGTAAAATCCCATCTGTAGATTATACCGATAGCTGTACCAAGGCTATTGAGAAAATGTATCCGGGTGGGAACAAGGAAGTCATGCCGATGAGCGGCGAGTGGGAGAAGCAATGTGAGCAGATTAAAGAGCTTGAAGCCCAGATTACCGAAATCAAAAAGGTGATTGACGAAAAGAAAAACAAGCTCCGCTTGGAGCTTGGCAATTCAGAGAAGGGCGAGTGCGGCGACTATATCGTCAGCTACGGCATCCATAACCGTGCCGTGTGGGATAACAAAGCTTTTGCCGAGGATTATCCCGAACTGTCTCAGAAGTATCGTCGGCAGACGCAATATCGTATGCTGACAGTAAACCTTACAAGACAGGCTAAAAAGCGTAGAGCTAAAGAAGTGGAGGATGAATAACAATGGTTAGCGCAAAGGGTTTAATCACAAAACAAAAAGAGCAAGTTGTGCGGTCAGCTCCTAAAGCTGGCGTAGCACTCTTGGATGCAATGTTCAAACAGGACAGCGTACAAGCCAGATTCCAACGTATGCTTGGCAAGAAGGCACCGGGTTTCATCAGTTCCGTGCTTACTGTAGTGTCTCAGAACAAGCTCTTGCAGAACGTAGATATGCGCACCGTTCTCAGTTCAGCATCTGTCGCAGCCAGTCTGGACTTGCCGATTATTCCGTCACTCGGCAGAGCTTGGATTGTGCCGTACAAAGGCGCTGCGCAGTTCCAGATTGGCCATCTCGGGTACGTCGAACTGGCTCAACGCAGCGGCCTCTATAAATCCATTAACGTAAACACCGTCTATGAGGGCGAGGTTGTTAAATGGAATAAGTTCACTGAGGAACTGACCTACGGCGAGCAGGAAGGCGACGCTGCCATCGGCTACTGCGCTTCCTTTGAGCTGTTAAACGGCTTCCGCAAGGTAGTCTACTGGACTAAGGATGCCGTTATCAAACACGCCAAGAGATTCAGCAAGAGCTACAACTCTTCTTCTAGTCCTTGGCAGAGCGACTTCGATGCAATGGCGATGAAAACCGTCTTGGCATACACGCTGCGTCATTGGGGGCCGATGTCTATCGAAATGCAGAAGGCAATGGCCGAGGACGCGGATGCTCACGAGAAGCCTTTAGACCTCTCTGTAGACAACAACGTAGATACAATCGAACAAGAAGAAGCCTCTGACGCTCGCGTAGTTGACGTTGAGACTGGCGAAATCGTCGCAGACGATGAATTTACCGCAGAGGATATTAAAACCGCTGTAGAAGGCGAATAAGCCTTTTATAACTCTGGTCTGGGTGGGCAAGCTGAAAGCTCCGGCTATCCGTCAGCCGCTCCTTGGGCTTAACAGCAAGCTCGCTCGGATTCAGATATAGATTTAGGAGGATGCAAATGATTGACACAACTTACAACGAAACTCCCAAGCTTACATGGGGTGAAATTATTACTGTCTGCGGTGCCGCTGTAATTCACGCTAAAGGCGATGGCGAAATCACAGACGATGAAGCTGAGAAAGTTTTCGACGTTCTGTCGGCTGCGATTGATGCAATGCGCGACCATAAGCCGCTGAATGTTTAAAGCTCATGCAAGAAGTTGGCATGGACTATGAAAGTATAATTAGCAGCAAGTTGATGAACCAAATGGGGTGATAGCGTGGGTAAACGATACTGGTGGCTAAAACTGCAGGAAGATTTCTTCCGTCAAGTTGAAATCAAGAAGCTACGCAAGATTGCTGGCGGCGATACTTACACGGTCATTTATCTCAAAATGATGTTGTTGTCGTTGAAAAACGAAGGGCATATAGCCTATGACTGTCCGGAGAGCGAGTTCATAGAGAACTTGGCTCTGGATATTGACGAGGACGAAGAGAATGTGTCGGTCACGGTGGCATTTTTGCGCAAACACAATCTGCTGGTAGAGTCCGAATTTGAGAGCGACGTTTCTTTGCCGAAAGCAGCAGAGGCGATTGGCTCCGAAACCGCAGTAGCAGAGCGGGTTAGAAGGCATCGCGAGAAGATGAAAGCGTTACAATGTAACACCGCTGTAACAGACATGAAACAACTCGGTAACGTAGATATAGATATAGATATAGAGAAAGATAATAATAACAATAACAATAATAATTCTACTACCGTAGTTAATTATAAAAACGCTGGAGTTGTTGGTGTTGTCAGCAAGCCGTTTGAGTTTTGGAATAAAAACATGGGGCTGATGACAGAATACATCTCCGAGAAAATCCAAGACATGATTGCCGACTACGGTGAGGTCGTAGTGTTGGAGGCAATGCAGCGCTCGCTAGAGCAAGGCAAGCGCACATTGGCGTATGTCGAGGGATGTTGCAAGAACATCCACAGTGGCGCTGACAAGCCGAAGAAAGAAGAGTTGTTGTTTTAGGGGGTGTAGGCATGGAGAGACAAGACGTGATTGAGCTGTTCGGGTACTGGAAGTCAGCAGGACTTAAACCGCCCGTGTCGGCTTCAAGTGTGGAAGGACAGGAGAGCATGGTGAGAACATTCCTTGACCAGTACAGGGACTTGACTGGCGAACAGGTACAGTACCTTCGCAACGCTCTCTGCCGCTTGCAGTATTGGCCGAGGTTCTACGATGTTGATGACGCGCTTGCGAATTATCGCAGAGAGCGTGATGCCGAGCAGAAGAAACCAATCACACAGGCTTCTCCTGCTGGCCTTCGCAAAAGTGCAAAGCTCTGGGCGTGGACGAAGTGGAAACTTCGTCAGCACAGAGACATAATGCCATATATGCCGACGCATAACGAGATTTTGCTCTACGGGCAAAAGATGGGGCTGAACAGGAACGAGATTGTCAGCAACTACAGACTACTGCAAGTCATACTGAATGACGCTAACTACTGTACGGCGGTTGGCGAAGAGGACATTGGCTACAAGGTCTACGTCAATCCCGACCGCGAGGTGTGCTTCTCGGTGACAACGGCCAAGGGGTTTGAACCAAACAGAATGATTCAAGTAGACCATGACCCTTTGGTTGCCAATCCAAAATTAGCGAATCTTCTCTGACGAGCGGAAATGCCGCTGGATTTAATTTTAAGGGGCAACGGGTATAAAGTTACCTGCGACGCCTATAAAAACGAATCTAGCCCATATTCCGTTCGCGAGAACGGCATATACAATTCAAGGAGTGAGCGAAGTGGAAATCGAGAACGTGATGTTTAACAGCAAAAACAGACCGTACTGCATTAAGTGCGGCAACGAAATCAAAAAACTTGTACACGCTTACACGGTACACGAAAAGCGTGGGAATCTGTACGTTATGAGGTGCGGATGCTGCGGAGCAACGATGCTCGGCAGAGATAACGGTTACTACGACAAAAACTGCAAAAAATAATTTTAATAAAATTTATTAAAATTGGAAAAACGGATGAAAATAGAGAGAAAAAACAGGGAGGTAAACATGGAAAGAACGGCTACGGGTGTTAGAGATATTCATGGTGACATGATTTACACCGACGACATTCTGAAAATTAAAGGAGAGTACACGGGAGAAATCTTTAGGCAGCATGAACGATGGCTGGTGGCGGTGGAAACTTTGAGGTTCATGTTTCCGGTGACTATACTGCCACTCACAACGGCGGTTGAAATTTATAAGGCTGAGAGAAAGAAGGAAGAATAACGGCATGGGTGAACGCTTAAATTTCAAAGACAGGTTCACTATAGACGGCAAGGAGTATATCCTGTCGACAGTAGCCTTGCCAATAAACGACGAGATTACCAGTATGCTGTTTCAGATTGCGCCGTTTGAAACAATGCTTTTCGGCATTGATGAAAACGGCCGCATAAATTGGAATGACCTTTACTGCGAACGATATTACTCGGCAGAAGAAGCGGAGACAAGACATAAAGAGCTGACCGAAAAGGCTTACAACGAGTGCTCTGGACCTATGAATTTTGTCGGTAATGGCGGTGTTGATAAAATGATTGGCGTTTGTGATACAAATACTGCTAAGGTTAGCATTAATTGTGACGATGAAGTTGAATATACAGAAGTTGAAGAGCTTGACTAAGGGGGAAATGGGATGAAAAAGTTGTTTATATCTCAGCCTATGAATGGGAAAACGGATGAAGAAATATTAGCAGTACGTAAGCTTGCTGTTAAGCAAGCGCAAGAAGTTATCGGAGAGGATGTGGAAGTAATTGACAGTTTCTTCCAAGACCATCCGACTTTCGACAAACCTTTAAAGTATTTAGCTGCAAGCATTGCTTTACTGGCTGACGCTGATGTTGTTTACTTTACAAGAGATTGGTATACAGCTCGTGGATGTAAAATTGAACGCCTTTGTGCGTTTGCTTATGGTATTAAAACCATTGATGAATGGCTAGAATCAAGTGAGGGAATTAAATGACCAATTCATATACCGCTAGAGATTTAGCAGATAAAATCTGTTATAGAGGGCAAGAACAGGCTGCTAGAATCTTGTTGATTAAAATGAATACCGTACCTGTGGAGAAAATTGCTGTTATGACTGCACTTGACGTTTGCGAAGCTATCTTAGATAAATATGAATTTATCATGTCCGATAGTGAAGATATTCTTCTGGTTGAAAAAGATAAGTTGCAAGATTTTAAGAAAATAGCTGTCTGGTTAAGCAGATGATTAAATTGCAGAAATAAAGGAGTGATAAAATGGCAGAATTATTATTGACCGCTGGCACTGACGAAGAATTTTTCGCCATTATCAGCCTTACGATGTTTATGGTGTTTTTAGTATACATAGGTTTTGAGGTTTACGACGAACACTGCGAAAAGAAATGGAGGTAAAGAAAGTGAGTAAAAATCTTATCCCGGAAATAGCAAAGATGCTCGGCGTGGAGCTGGGCGAAGAATTTAAAGTCAGAAGTATTTTTGGAGGCATTCCCAATAATAAAATTTATCACTTTGGTACAAAAGAGTTGTTTTATACTCACGAAAAAAATCAAAATAAAATTAAGGATGAATATACTTTAACAGAGTTAATTAATGGAGATTGTAAAATCATCAAGCTGCCGTGGAAGCCAAAGAAAGGCGATGTTTATTTTACCTTTGAGCTTTTGGGTGGTAAGTGGGTTGTTCGCTCGTTTTGGTGGGGCGGATTCCCGAATGAGTATGCTTTATTTGACAAAGGCTGGGTATATCGCACAAGGGAAGAAGCAGAAGCTGCCTTGCCTAAGGTAGCCGCGGAAATAGGCGTTGATTATGAGCTGTAAGGTAATACCAATCACGCTAAAGCAAGCCAACAGTTTTGTAACCGCTAATCATCGGCATCATAGTAAGGTTGCCGGGTGTAAATTTGCGCTAGGCTTATCCGACGGCGAATTGATTGGCGTTGCAATCTGCGGCAGACCAATAAGTCGCTTTTTGGACGATGGTTTAACGCTAGAGGTTAACAGGCTTTGCACAGACGGCACGAAAAACGCCTGCTCAATGCTTTACGGAGCGTGCGTCAGAGTTGCGAAAGCAATGGGATACAAGAAAGTCGTTACATATACGCTTGCATCTGAAAACGGTGCAAGCCTGAAGGCTAGCAATTTTATCGACGATGGCATTGCAGGTGGTGTGATGTGGACAGGCAAGCGTAGCGGTAGGGATAACGGCGTTCCGCATGAAATGAAACGTCGATGGGTGTACCGTTTATAAGAGAAAACTGCAACATGTTGCAAAAATCTCTTGTAGCTGTTGCAAAAAACGCAACAACTCCCTTGAAAAAGTTGAGGTGAAGAAAAAATGAACAACAAACCTATATGTGGCGAATGGCATGGCAATGACGTTGTGCCGAGCGAAAATAAACTCTGTATTTTTGAAATCAAAGTCGGAGAAGCGTCAAAGGGAGAAATACTAGTTGGCTACAGGCAATGCGACATAATCGCTAGGGAGAGCTGTGACTGCGAATTCGCATGCTTTGAAGATGCCATTATTCGCTGGTGCTATATTGATTTAAATTAAGCCCATGGGCGCGGCGGCTGGGTTGCCGAATGGCAGTAGGTTGCGGACTTGGCAACGGTAGGCCCATTATTGTTATGGACTGATGAAACAGGCCTGCGTAAAATCCGAGAATCCCCACGCCGCCGCTTTTTATAAAGGAGTGAAGAAGAATGAGTACAATTAAATTTAGACATATAGATGTAAGACAGCAGAAACGCATAAGCAATATTGTGTGCGCCGCTGAACATCTTGAAAAAGTTATTAAGCAGAATTGCCCTAAAGGCCGTAACCGGAAAATAGCTTTACAGAAGCTTGAAGAAGTTGCCATGTGGGCAAATAAAGCAATCGCTTTTGAGATTAAGGAGGTTCAAAAATGATTAAGTTTATTTCTTACGACGGAGCTTGGCCGAACTTGTGCCGTGGAACCTTGGTTGTAGAAAAAGACGGCAAGCAATATTCGATGTATGGAGCTTTAATATCCGGAGGAAGCGTAAGTTTTGACGCAGATTGGGAAGCGGAAGTCGAAGAAGGCGATTGGTTAATAGACCGCGACGCTCTTGCGCCAGAGTTGCGAGACGACTGGCTCGAATTGGAAGCTTTGGTAAATGACGAAGTTCCGCACGGCTGCTGCGGTGGGTGTGTTTAAGGAGGGCGGACAATGAATGATGAAAAACTAATCGTGATGCTATTTGCCTTTCGGTATGCCGTACACAGGATAGGCACACAAAGCCTGTCTGCCATCCAAGGCGAACTGGTGACAAACCTTCACCGCTTTCCAGACTGGATGCTGGCGCAGATGGAACGTGACCTTGAATGGAACTTCGAGGTAATGGCCATGCGCAAGGAAGAACGTGGCACGGTCGGACTTGATGATGACTGCGAGTTCCAAAGACCTTTCTTGGACGCAGTTAAAGAACAACGCAGAAAATTGAAGGAGGATAACAAATGCCAACAGCAGAGTTAATCTCAATCACACCAAACCATATGGAGCTTTTAAAGACTGCTTGCAGCCAGCCGTATGGCAAGGATGTTACCGAAAAGTCTATCGAGAAGATTATCGAGAGCGGGCATCTTAGTGTCTTGGAGCACTGTTATGCAAGCTTCTTAGTGAAATGCAGCGTAAGAGTGTTGGGACAGCTAACGCGCCATAGACACCTTAGCTTCACATGTAAGTCTGCTAGAGGTAGCAAATTTGATGCTATTGTAAATCCATACACTCTTGAAAGTGCATCTTTAGCTGACTTTATTGTAGGACGTACATATATTGCTTTAAATAATGATGAGGGCACAAAAGCGGAGCAAGCTGCCTACTTCCTGCCCCAAGGTGTTGAGACTTCCTTAGTAGTGACGGGTAACTTCCGTGCATGGTATGAGTACCTGCCGAAACGCCTGTGTCGACGTGCTATGCCGGAGCATAGAGAGCTTGCAGAACTTATCCATCAAGAGCTTGCAAAAGCAGCGCCGGAGATTTTCAATAGAAACTTTATGGGATGCTCCGATTGCAAAGAACAATCCTGTACATTCGGACATAAGAAAGGGGACAAGAAATAATGACAGCAATGAGTGAAGAAGATATGAAGATTATAGGGAAGAATATTTCCTTGGCCAGACGCAGACGCGGCGTATCTCAGATTGATTTAGCGAAACAGGCTGCGGTTAGCCAAGTGCATCTTAGCTGTGTAGAGAATGGAAAAACGGGAGTTGCGTTAAATATAGTGATGCGCCTTGCCGAATCATTGGGATGCTCTCTTGATGAGCTTGTGTACGGCCAAAGAAACGGCCGGAAGGAATCAATCAGATTTGAACCAGTCGAGGGTGCGCCATTTGGCACAAAGCTTCCGATGCGTGGCACAAAGTCTGCTGCGGGATATGATTTCTATGCTCCGTATGACATTGTTGTTCCTCCGCACGGACTCAGCAAGCTCGTGCATTTCAACATCAAGGCTATTATGCCGCAGGATATGTTCCTGTTCTTGAGAATCAGAAGCGGGCTGGCTGTTAAGCATGGTCTCATGGTTCACTGCTCTGGTATCATCGACGCGGATTACGCTAACAATCCCGACAACGACGGCAACATTGGCGCTATGTTTATCAACAGCTCTGACGAAGAATACATCATCAAAAAAGGTGAGCGTTGTATGCAAGGAATTTTTCTGTGTTACAACACAACCAACAACGACAACGCCAGCGGCGCTCGTGGCGGTGGCTACGGCAGCAGCGGTAAATTTTAGGAGGTATGCGCAGTGAATTTTAAGGAGCCAATGAACTGCGGGAAGAAAATCCTGCGGTTCAAGGTTATGGGAGAGCCAGTAGGCCAAGGCAGACCTAGATTTACTACAATCAGTGGTCACGTCAGAGCCTACGAACCCAAAGGAAGCACCGAGGAAAAAGCGGCTATCAGACTAATGGCACAGCAAGCCATGACCGAACAGGGTTGGAGCTTGCCTAGCCCCGAAATGCCGCTCAAGGTCGAGATTAAGTCGTGCAGAAAGGTTCCGTCTGGCAGACAAAAATGGTTTGCCGAGGCCGGGCTGATAGAGGCCGTCATGCCTTTGGGTAAACCGGACGGTGATAACATCGTCAAGTTATATCTTGATGCCATGAATGGTGTGGTTTATCCAGACGACAAACAGGTCTATGACGTTCACATCATCAAGATGTATGCTGATGCACCCTACACAGAAGTGGTTGTGACAGGGTATTATCAAAACATGGGCGAGGTTAAAGCCGTCGCCAATGCTAGTCTGAAACGTAAAAGGGAGGCAAAGAAACATGAGTAAAGAACCGACTGTAGATAGAGATGCACGTACGGCCGAGGCCAATACAGAATATGTGGCGTTTGTAAGTAAGACTTTCGACGAACTTAAAGAGCTGTTTATTGCAAAGAACTCCCAGTATGGCTCGGGTGAGCCGCTGGAGAATTTAAAGCTAGGGGCTATTCTCGATGAAGCTGGTTACAATAACAGCGGTCCGTTTCCTAAATCCTGCTCCGAAGCAAGCCCCCATGAGTGGTTATGGTGGGAGCGGATGTGGAAAGAAGCATCCAACTACGAGCGCAAACACATTGTCCATGTCGCTATGCACGGCACATGCGGTGACAAAGTAGACGAATCGCTCAAAGACATTGCTGTATATAGCGTTATCAAACTTTACATTTACAAGAAACTGCATGAAGCGCTTGACAAAGAAAAAGAAGAAATGGAGGCAGGATGTTAATGGATTGGGAATTAGTAATGGCTTTTGCTATGGGCGCTGGCCTTGGAAGTTGCTTGACGTTTGGCATTTTCTATGTCGTGATTGACATGTTCTTTATCATAGAGGATGCCGACGAAGATGCCGAGGGAAACAAGAATTGATTTAAAATAAAAGAAAGAAGGGATAGATTTGAACAAGGAGAAATACATGAGCAAAGAGGAATACCTTAGCTGGCTGAAAATAGGAATCCTCGCTGGCGAAGCTGACAAAGCCGCCGAAACCACAAAAGACAAGGCGTGGCACCGAAAGCTCAGATGCGTTGCGACGTATTGCCAAAACATCATTGAGGAAAGAATTGCATATCTTGACCAGAAGCAACTGGCAAGCCTCAAACGCCGCAGAAAGCAAAGCGATTTAAAGCTCTGCACCAGCGTACCAGTCAGAGCTAGAGACGGAGAACCTAACATTACCGTTGAGACCGAGGACTTGTATGACCTCTTAGACCTTGCACTTAAAGCCTGTATGTGCTGCGAGCAAGGCAAGTATGTCAAGGACTGCAAGTGGCGCAAGGTGTTTCACCGCATTGAAGTTGAGCCTATCCGCACAGCTCCTAAAGAAGGAGAGTGCGAGTTCCGCTTGGACAACGAACTGTACTTCTTAACTCCGCAAGAATACCGCATCGAAATGGCCAAGACTGCCAAGGAGAATGGCGCTGACGAGAAGGATGTACACATAACTACTGCTTTATAATTTTTCATAACTGCTGAGGCGGGTGCGTGTCGCTTGCCTCAACACACTCGCATATTTATCGGGGGATATATGCACTCGATATAACGAAAGGAGAATATAAACATGAATCATTTTGTTGGCTTAGGTCGTTTAACTAGAGAACCGGAGGTAAGTTACACTCAGAACGGTAAGGTGTACTGCAAGTTCACTGTTGCTATCGACAGACCGTTCCGCAAAGACCAGCCGAAAGAAGCTGACTTTATTAACTGCACTGCCTTCGGCAAGACTGGCGAGGCTATCGGCAACTACTTCCATAAGGGTAGCCGCATCCTTGTCAATGGCAGTCTGCAAATCAGCAGCTACACAGGCAAGGACGGCAACAAGAAGCAAAGCGCTGCCATCATGGTCAACGGCTTTGACTTCATTGACAGCAAGAACAGCGCTCCCAATAATAACGGCGGCGGCTTCGCAAACATGGGAGCACAGCAGGAGCTGGACGACAACTTCAACTTCTAAGCGAGGTGATTTGGCATGGGCTTAAAGCGAATCTGTAGTGAGCAGACATTGGAGTTCGTGATACCGGGCAGACCAATCTGTCGTGGGTATCGCAAGTGGAAGAACGGAGAGGAAAGCGTCAAGAATAACGTAGACGCCTACACATCAGTGGTAGCAATGATAGCAAAGACTGCTCTTGCTTCTCAAAACTGGGAGTACAGTGATGCTGACCCTGTTTACATTGTTATTACAATCAATTTAGCCTCTCCCATTGGCAACGCAAGCAAGGCTACACGAGAGCTTATGTGGAAGGGAAAGATACTCCCTACAAGATACCCGACGGCAGATAGAATCCTAAAGATTATCATGTATGCTTTGGAAGGAATTGCGTACAAAGGATGCAAGCAAGTAGTGGGCGTTTCTGTAGTTAAACGCTATGGCAAGAAAGATGCCGAGAGCGTGGAAGTATTGATTGGTAAACCAAAGAATTGGAGTGAGCTAAACAATGACCTTAGAAACTCCTAGCGTTAATGAGCGACGCAAACGTAATTGGAGAGCAGGAAGGCACCCTCAAAAAGGGTTCGCTTTGGTTGAAAAAATGTTTTACTACTATCATAGAATCAAGAGGGCCGTTGAAACAACAAGGGCAGAACAAGGCTATTATCAAAGCGGCGGTAGAACAGGCGGTGGCAGTAGTAATCACGCCTTCATATCAGACCCGACTGCTACAATAGCAATGAAACGTTATCAACCGCTAGGGAAGGTTATCATCAATGCTGACAGGCTCAACGAAGAAGTGATAACCAACCCCGAAAAATGGCTAACCATAGTTGAGCAAACCTTTATGTACTTTGATGACGAAGAATTAGTAAGCGAAATTCTTTGCCGTAGGTTTTTTAAAAACGAACCTATGGCAACAAGCTGCATAGAGCTTGGCTTGACTTACGGAAAATACTATAAGCTCCGTGATGTAGGTATCGACTACGCCTTGAAGTGTGCAATACAATTAGGGGTAATAAAAGTATTTGAATAATAAAAAAAGCTGGCGCGTTTGCACCAGCCGTGATATAATAATTTTGGTAAACGTCATTACATTTTCCAACTAACATTCCACCTTAATATGTTAGGTTTCGTTTACCACCTTTTCAGCAAAAAAGCCACGGTGAAAACCGTGGCTTTTTTGTTTTTATTTAATTTCTTTTCGAGGATTCTCGCACTCCCATTTCTGCACAGCATCTTTGAAAGCAATGACACTGATAGTTCTAGCTACACTTTCGGCTACTCTGAAACCTTTACCGCGTCCGCCATACAGGTTGATGACTTTGCACAGTGCCTCAGCAAGAGGGTTCGCAGTTGCTTTAATGATTGCGTCAGTCTGCTGTTCTCTCTTGGCTTCGAGCATCTTGGCTTTAGCTCTTTCGTTTCCGCGTAATTCGGCAACAAATTTCTTTACTGCGATACGCTCGGTGTCAGTCAGCTTGAACGAAGTAACTCGCGCTCCCTCGGGAAGCTCTCTTTTGCGTCCTGCACCCTCTTTGAATCCGTTTTGCTTTCTAATATTTTGCTCCATGATATACGCCTCCTTGCAATTTAATTGTAATATACAATGGAGTTTTCCTAAGATTATAATACCACAAGTTGACAGAGAAAACAATTACTTAATTGTGAAAAATAAATAAAATAATACTTCGGAAACTAAAAAAGCCCCTAGCCAATATGGCTAGGGGCTTGCGTATCAAAAGTAAACATTATTACCGCTTTATACCGCTTTAAGAATAACGCCTTTCTCGCTCGATGATTTTCAGCAAGAGTAATTTTACAAAGCTTCTATCTTCAAGTCGGTCGGTAATTTCTTCCAGCTCTAGCAGAATCACTTCTATGCGTTGTTGGTATTCTTCAATGCGAATATCGTAAGCCTGTACAAGCTGTTCAAACAGGGCTTGATTACCTTCGGCTAGTTTATTCATTCTTTCAAGCCTGTCATCGTAATCTTTTAATATTTCTTTTGCCACAGTTTGAACTGCAGCCTTAACTTCCTGCTCTAATTGCTTCTCCATTTTTATCATCCTTCCCCAATGAGGCAACGATGTTGCCTTGAATTCTTTTCAAAAGGGAAATCAGCAAGTCGGCTTCTGCTTCCGTAAATGGAACGCACTCACCGTCATTGTTGGTTCGACAAAGGATTACTTTGCCACAAAGAACGCAACGGTCGAGCTGAGATGCCATGACGTTTGGGATGGGAATATGGTTGAGCAGAAATTCGTCATCAAATATCAGCAGAAGATTGCCGTCGCAGACGGTGTGAATATCAATCAGTCTGCAATCAATAAGGTCGTAACAACGCTCAAGCTCTAGGCTCTTGGTATCGCATACTTCTTTGGTAATGACGGAGTATAACTTATTGCCGTCGATTTCCGGAGTAAAAAGAATTATGTAATTTTTCATATCATATCACCTTTCCTTTAAATATTCAAGTGCATCCCACAAACCTAAGCTCATGGGATGCTAGTAGATTAAGTTAGCTCTCGAAGTTCGCTTTCAAAACAAAAGCTGGCTTGTAAAGATGAGCGCTCTTGCCGTGAGGGCGTTCGCAAACAATCAAGCCGCTATGTTCTTGCACCTCGCTAACAATCAACTTCTCCCAATCCCCAGAGTATTGAACCCAAATGACATTGCCCATTGTCAGCTCTTGATATGGAATTTCTTCTGCTTTCAGAAGTTCTTGAAGAACACAGGCATCCATTCTGTTCCACTCTGGCATCCTCTCGTTAAGCTCAAGCACAAAAGAATTAACGTCGTAGTTTGCTTGCTCGGTTCCATGGTTGTACAAACGCCCGACAATTTCCCAACCGTCGATAATGTACACGCCATTGTCGTGGTTGCAGTCGAGATGACTGGCAATGTCGATGCCTAAAGACATTCCATCGCCGAAGAAGTTGCTGATGACATTGCACAGGCAAGCCCAGCCGTAGCAGTCGGTGCTGGGAGAGCGATAGCCTTTCAGCTTGCAATACTTTAAAAATGCACTTACACTATCGCGGCCTCCGTTCCAGTGCAAATACACCCCAACTTGATTCGGATTAATTTTGCCGTTTGCAAGCATGTCGTTCTTGTTTAAAATAACAGCGCGGTTTCCCAATTTTCATTCCACCTTTCTAATAATCTTCGGGTTAAGCAACCCCTCTAGCACATCAGCATCTGTTGGTGTGCTAGGTTTGCGCTTAACGTGTAGTGATAGTGGCACTGATGTCCAATTTCAACGAGCCGTCTTTCAGCTTGTCCGGCAAGCAGTCCTCACAAATATATTTATCGTTGTCGACACGATAAAGTTTGTGCTCGTAATCGTATTTGCAGTCGCAGTAATCACAGTAGCCCATGTAGTTTTCGTCACAGCAATCACAATATACATTGCCGTCAGCATCTACCTCGGGGAACTCCCCGAATACATCGCAACCACATCGGGAACACTGCCAATAGAAACAGAGTTCTTTCTTGGCTCGCTCGTAGGTTTCCTCGAACGCTTCAAACTCAGACAAATAAGAGCTTCGGATGGTTTGGTACAACCCCCAAAACTTTTTCATAGTGCTATCTTTGGAAGCTTCTGATATACAAACTGATTCATGCTCGACCATCAAGAAGTCCTTAAACTCCTGCTTGAAGTAATGAAACTCAATGGCATCGCGCAGCTTTGACAAGGATTCCGCTTCGTTCTCCCAGATTTTCAGCTCGGTATAGTTTGAACCAACATCTACTGTCAACGGCAGCCAACTGTCAATAAGTATTTTCATAAATTCATTCCACCTTTCTAAAATAACGAGTGATTCAATCACTCCCACAAGATGCCAGCGCGAGCTGACACCCTGTGAATAGACTGAATCAGTTACCGACTTTGCGCACCTCAAACTCCAAGTGTGGGTTGAGGCATTGTAATCTTTCCTTGCAAGCCACGGCTTGTGTGCGTTCACTAAACAGTGACGCAAAGAGCAAGCGTTGCGTCGTCGTGCCGTTTGGCAAGTCGAGAGGGCGGAAGATGCCCTTTAAATCCCTTGTGTAGACAGCGTACAAGATTAACACCTCCTAGCAGATTTCAAGGCCGACGCAGTATTTCATGCCGTCGTCCGTAAAGTATTGTGGGCCGGGAAACATAAGGTCTTTGCGGCCTCGGTTAGACTCAGCAACTGCACGAGATACAACGAACATCACGCCCTCTGTTGTTGGAGGCAGGTTGATGTTTGTTGTGCTGACTTTACGGCTTACGCCGATTGTGCCTAGATAGAACGCTGGCGCAAACGTGCCACTAACTCTCGCTGGCTCACCTTCACACGGCTCCAACTTCCAAAATTTTCCGTTGGAATCCTTTACGTTAATCTCGTGGTCGCATAAGTTGATAATCTTAATTTCCAATATTCATTCCACCTTTCATTTTTATATGGGTTGAGTAACCCCTTCAGCGCACCAACGGATACTGATGCGCTGGGTTTGCACTCAACTATTCAAGCGAATCCAAGAACTCATGAAACTCTTTATGGAATTCAAGATATTTTAAATAGAATTCCTTGTATTGTTCCGGAGCTACTTTATAACCACCTCTGCCACGGTCGAGGTCGTGACGTACCAGCTCCCCTGTTGGTGTGCAAAATACGCCGTAGCAAGTCATCTTTTTGCAATCGAGATAGCTCCAACCTAAACAGTGTGTAAGGGTATAAGGATGGTCGTTATCTAACGATGTTCTCCTTAAACCAAATGCACCCGAGAATTCTTTAGGATAAAACTTAACTCCATGCTGCCTCCCAACTTCGTTTATGTATGTTGGGAACTCAATGCCCGCTTGGTCACACATGTAAATCATTTTTGCATCGGCTTTGATTTCCGGCAGCAGATTCAGTATCGCTTGGGAGTAATACTGTCGGAGTTCAGCTTTCTCGTTGAAAATTCTCGCCTCTTTTTCAGCGGCTTTCTCTTGTTTCAACTTTAAAAATTTTGCGAGTTGCTGTTCATTCATAATCATATCTCCACCTTTTTCATAAAATGCCGGGGTATTAAACCACCGTGCCAGCGCACCAACAACGTGGTGCGCTGGGGCTGTAGCTTAATAGAATTTCCTGCCCAAGACGTTGGCTATCTCGCACACATCTTGAATGGTTTCCGTTCGGATGCAGTAATCCAAGACCTCGTTACACTTTTGCGCTACCCTCAACCAACGCTCTATATCGGAGCGAAACTTACTGTCACTGTAAAATTCAAACTTGTTCTTAAAGGTTCCGTCCATAGTTTCAATACAGCGCTGATGTATAGCTTCGCCATGAAGGCGACGCTTAAAACATCTATCTTGTACTAGCTGTGTCAAGAAGTCGTCGCTAGTGGAGTTCAATACTTTTACGTCGGGATGTGTGAATGACACGGTATACTTAACCATGGGGTCGATGACCACATAGATATATCGTGCGCTACCGCCGCTGTTCGCCTTTACACTGGATTTTTTTGTGTGATAGCCGCAATACTGCCATGCTATTGCAATCGCCTTCTCGCGGCTGGGAACTTTGACTTGAAACGCTTTTGGGTTACTGTAACTGTAAAGAGTATCAAGTGCTACCGGAACCTTTATCAACGGGATTGCGTAAAGTTGTTTTTCCATAATTTTCATTCCACCTTTTAATATTTTTTGTGACTTAACGAATTAAATCACCGTGATAGTGTGCCAGCGAGAGGCTGACACACTATAGCTGTGACTTAATAAGCGGTTCTCTCAGACACCTTGAAGCCAGCGATGCTAGTGATGTTATCGGGAAGGCCGACAACTTCGATTTCAAGCTCGCCCGGAAGCTGGGACTTGTACACTTCGTATTCAATGTCCTCATAGCTGTCGAGAACTTCTTCCACCTTCTGCTTTGCAACCTTGTAGTCTGTGCCGACAATATCGAGCACAACACTTTCGTAGTTGGGTTCCTCGCTAGGCTCGTCGGAGTTCAATGAAGTCACACCATCATAGCCATAACCGTCGTAAATGCTACGGCAATCATCGTAATAACCGCTGTAAATGTTGTAACCATAGCCCTTGTACTTCTTCGGTGCAACATACGGCTTGTAGTTGCCGTTTGAATAGTATACGCCGCCTTCGTACTTCCAGTTGCCAAGCATGATTGTGTCTGCGCCTTCACGCATAATCAGCAAGCGAGAAGGAGTTGATTCTTCAATCAGTGTTTGGATACAATCTTTATCCAGCTCGTTGCGCAATGGGTAAAGATACTTCGCAGCAAAGTTCATCGAATCGGAATAATCCGCTTTGATTCCTTGTGCAGGATTAGCATAGCTAATCACTCCATTGTGCATGAGAGCGATTTCCGCAGTATCCTCGGGCGAACGCATGGCGCTCACCTTCGGACGCACGGGAAAGGGATGACAACATGCCACAGAAACCTTTCCTGCCGTCGCAATGCGGCAATGAATAGCTCTCTCACATTCAGTGGGGATTTCGTTGAACGCCTTAATCAAATCTTCGACCTTCATAAAGCCTTTTTTGATTTGTACCGCAGACTTAAACGTCGGTTTCCACATGATGCCAGCGCCATCGGGATTCCCTTTGAACATGATTTTGATAGTTTCCTCGTTGATTACTTTTCCATTTGGAATGTACGCGATAATACACATAGATTTCATCCACCTTTTCATAATATTTTTTTAGATTGCTGTTAGGCAACCATGGCAAGACACTAACACTGTAATGCCTTGCGTAAGCGCCTAAAATAAGTTCGCTATGTTATCTCCGTTCATTCTCATGTCGATGTAGATTACATCGGCATTATCTTGAGTAATGCCTCTACGAATTTTAGAGAGGTAGCGTTTGAGTAACGCTCTCTCAAACGGCGTGCATTTGAATGAAGTGACCTTGGCTCCCGGCGGTAACTCCTGCTTACGTCCTGCGCCTTTGCGTCGACCGCCAGCTTTGGTAATTTTCTTTTCTTTTTCCATAATATTTTCCACCTTTTCTAATATTCTTCGGGTTAAGCAACCCCTCCAACGCCCTAACACGTAGGACGCTGGGTTTGCGCTTAACTAAGGCTATTGGATGTTGCGGCGTTTGAGGTACGCCAAGAAATCCTTATAGCCACGGCGTTTAGCCAATACTCTGAACGTGCGCAAGTTAACTTCGCACGCCTGTTCCAAATGGTTGCAGGACTTGGCGATATCAGCGAGCAACTGGATGAACTGCAAAGTTGCCGCAAAGGTTTGCCATACGAGGGTTCCGCGATTAAAGCGGATTTCCATAGTCGCATAGCCACAGAAGTTCATGCACGCACCGTGACCACGCATGTGGCTCACAGCGTCGCTGATTTTGTAGCGCACGTTGCTAGTTGAAAGCTCTCTGCCATATTTGTCCTTGCGCTTAAACTCATCCGCAGTGAAGCGGAGAGAAGAGCTTGGGAACTGGCAAAATTGCCAGCGGCTACGGCGGCTGAAAACTTTCAGCCACTCTGCGTTATTGCACACAATAATCGAGAGCACTTCTTCGGGATTAGAGAACATGTCCGCGAAATAGCGTCTGTCCATGTGGACGTGGAGTCCACATGTATTTGCGTCATGGCTCGTATAACCGAGCTTAATCGCTTCGTCCATCATATCTTTCCAACCGAAGTTGGAGAGATGATAATCGACAGTTGCGGTCGTACTGATGAGTTCAAATCCTCTATCGAGAGAACCGTCACGTTCACACACAACAGCTTCGTCTACGTTATAGCCGGCGGCGTTGACGATTTTCTCGGCTTTCTCGTCATCTTGACCAGCGCCATCAATCTCCAACTCAACGCCAACGAAAAGCTGATACTTGCGATTATAGTCATCGCCAGCTTTGGACAGCCACAGCAACGGGCGAACGCCCGAGTGGTACCCGTGGATTACGGTTGCTTCTTGCGAAGCGCAGTAATCGCAGAGGTATTCCTCGCGGCGGTCAGAATAAGTCATACCGTTAATATGGTGCCATTCGCCGCACTCGCCGCATACACCGTATTCGTCATTGTGTTCACAGCAGTCGATGCAAACATTGTCGCCGTCGACATTGCGAATGTCATCGTTTTCGACGTATGTGTCACAGTGTTCACAATGGCTTGCATACCAGTCTACACATTCCGAACACCACGTTTCAGTGTACTCGCCCTCATGGGTGTAAACTTCTGTCGCATCATCGCGCCAGAAGATGTCGCCACAGCGTTCACATTCAGCGAACAGGTCGTTGAAGCAACTCTCGCAGTATTGTTCATCGTCACAACCAATGTGCATATCGCACAGAGCCACGATTTCACCGCAGTCATGGCAAACGCCGTATTCGTCGGCGCAGTCTGGGCAAAGCCAAACACCCTCGATGTTACGCCAGCCGTGTTGAACAGCCTCAACTTGCGTGCCGTTGAAAATCTCGTCGCAGTTTACACATTTAAACTCCATTTGTTCCAAAATATTTCCCACCTTTTCATAAGATGTTCGGTAGTTGGTAGCGTTGCCGTATACTACCGCTTTACAGCAACAGAGTGTATTTGATGCACTCTACAAACGCCCGAACGTGTCGGACGCTTGCCATAGCATCAACTTAAAGCCCAAGTTTAGTGCGTGTGTACGGGTTGCGCACGTCGAATCCGACGTGTATCGCGAATTTATCAAGCGGAATACGGAGCTTTTGCGCTAAGTTCGCTACCCCGATTTGCTTGAAATTGCCGAGCTGCTTACCGTTGAGAAAGTAAGCGCGCGTCATAGCGCCCGTACTCACATTGAGGTGTGTTTCTAACACTAATCCTCCTTTAAGTCTGAGCCTTCTCTTTTTAACTCCCATAATTAAATCCACCTTTTCATTTGTTTAGGCAACATTAAGCTACCATGATACAACACCAACACTGTTGATGTTGTATGTAAGCGCTTAACAGAACGTGAGCGTAAAGAGAATAGCTAACATCGTAAGCAAGCCTAACATTTCGAGGCAAGCCTCGTCTTGCTTTTGGTTTCTCTCCCATAACGCTTGTATTTTAGCGTCGCGGTAAACTCTGGTTTTAATTCCCATAACTACATTCCACCTTTTTCATAAAGTTGCCGGGGCATTAAACCACCGTGATAACACGCCAACAACGTGACGTGTTATGGCTGTGATTTAATTGGTTAACCAAGAGCGATGTTTATATTCGTTCTCAAATTCAACGTCACCAAAAGCGTATTTGACTGTCAAGATGACGTTGTTGCGACAAATTCCCGGATACTTCAAGTTATCGTCAAGAAACCATTCATAGTTGATGACTTCCGAGGTATAGCCAGTAGCGAAAGTGAACGGGTTCAATATTACGAACCAGTCTTGACACCTGCTGATGCGGAAAAAATTCCTTTGGCCGATGCAAATATTTTTCTTCTCTCTTGTCTTAAACCATTTCAAAACCATTTTTTTCATATTGATTCCACCTTTTCATTTGTTTGGTAAAATCACCATAGGCAATTCCACCTTTAATCGCCCGACGAATGTTTAAGCGTACAACATCTTGAAAAAATCTGTGTTGGATAGAGTGCCGGTTTTTTCGGTCGGCGTGAATACTGTCGAAATACTACTTTTATAGTATTTGCGAATAAGCACAACACCTCTTGATTTTTCCGTTTTTGCCTTTTCAGCTTTCGGTTTTTCCACTTTTTCGGCCCGGTAATAGCCTTTCTTGCTGTCAAGGCGTTTAGTTTTGCCTTGCGTCAAGTCGGCTTGTTCACAACGCCAGCGATATTCGTCACCTTTCGTCCATCTTTTCATATAAAATCACCTACTTTCAAAAAATGAAAGTCGGGCGATTAAAGGTGGAAGGAATATATTTTCACGCCGGACTCAATTTACCATGAGCGACGTTACTTTATACATTCCCACGCCTTTGTAAAAGGTGGTGGAAAATGGGTTATACAATTCTTTAACAGTGCCGTAGTAGTTAACCGGATATTAGACAACTGTATAACAAGTGGCCTTGTCTACATCATTGAGTGACTACGATATACAAGCGGACAAGTCGACACCTGCATAAAGCGTTTAACCATGTATACGGGCCAGTGACGGAAAAGACTATAAAGCCTCTATTTTGTCATACGTGCCGTCACGCACGCAAGTATTTAATTATCAAAGAACAAAAGCAACTACTATTGTAGTTAAATTATGCCGTTGATTTTATATCACTTCTCTCTATAAACTACCTGCCTATTTGGGTACCGCCCTCATGGGCGGCTTGCCGTTTGGCTTGACTACATTATGGGATATATCGGAAAAGTGCGCTGAACAAAAATTTTAAAAAAATTTTTTCTTATTACCGAAATAAGAACGCTAAAAACGTGTTATAATGAAGAAAAGTGAAAGAGTGTATAAAATTGAAAAACATGATATTTACGATGTAAATAAAGTAATAACGGGAATGTTAAAAATTCCCGTTATTCTTCATTTATATAGGTATTAGTTTGATTATTGGTAATGCCGCTATAATGGTATAGTTGTATATCAAATATACATTTATTATAATAGAAGAAAACACTCAATCATGGTGGTTTTGTACTATAAATATAGTATAAATGTACACTGATGAAAGAATTTTAACATAACATATATTATCGGACGTAAAACTTTATGGAATAGATGGGGAGGGGCTGAATGGTAAGTACCTAACACATGTGCGGGTTTAGGTTACATGGTATATCTAGTCAGGTTAAATCTAAAGATTAATTCCTGGAATTTAGATATAAATAACTTAACTCAACACTTTAACCAACACTCTAACAATTCCCTACAAAACAAGGGGTAGGGTATAGGGGTAGGGGTAAAACAATAAGTACCTAGACTTACACAGTACCTACATAGCACTGTTTATTATTAGCACTGCAAGAAATTACAGTGCTTTTTTAATGCTTTTAAGAGCCTTGTACGATTAGCACTGTATCAGCCTCCGTATAGTGTGTACGAGGCTTTTAAAATACAACAACAACGACAACAACAAGGAGGAATTGGTTATGAGTGATTTGTTCGGTGCTGGTGGCAGCATTGTAACGATGTACCCCACACCTCAGAGCATGGCAAACAAAGTCAGAGAGTATTTTGACTACTGCTTGCCGGAAGTGATTGACCCGAGGACTGGGGAAATGAAGATTAAAGAGCGGAAGCCGCCAACATACAGCGGTCTTGCCAGATATTTGGGATTCCAGAGCCGTGGCCAGATGCTGGACTATGTGAACAAAAGGGATGAGGCCTACAACACCATCTTGGCTGATGCAAAGCTGAGGCTTGAGGATTATCTTGAGGGCAAGCTGGTGTACTCGAAGGCTCCTACTGGCATTATGTTTGCTTTGAAGAACAATGCCGGGTGGGAAGAAAAGAGCACACGTCAGAACGCTGGTGATGTGATTGACACTAAAGCGTCACCTGTGGAGAAAGAGGGGGTATTGCCCCCGGCACCCGAGACGGTAGAAAGCACCTCTGATGACGGTTGCTGCTGATGCCAAGGTCATTACAATTCCGTACACTCCCAGACCGTTCTGGAGGGATGTTCTGCATCCCAATCTTGAGCAGTACAGGTTTGCGGTAATTGTAGCGCACCGCCGTTTCGGAAAGAGCGTGGGCAGTGTCAACCACCTCATCAAGAAGGCTCTGACGATGACGAAATACCCTTCTCCGAACTATGCATATCTTGCGCCGTTCTTGAAACAGGCGAAGATGATTGCATGGGACTACTTGAAGCGGTATACTGCGGGGATTCCCGACAGAAAGGTCAACGAGAGTGAGCTGTATGTAGAGTTCCCGAGCTACCATAAGGATGCCCGTGGAGCGAGAATTTATATCATTGGTGCTGACCGACCAGACGGCCTTCGTGGTACGTACTGGGACGGTGTAGTAATAGACGAATACGCCCAGATACGTAAAGAGCTGTGGGGCGAGGTCATCCGACCAGCCTTATCAGACCGGCACGGCTGGGCTGTTTTTATTGGTACTCCCAAAGGGCAGAATCAGTTCTACGACATTTACTTACAGGCGCAGAAGAACAACAACTGGTTCTCCTGCCTGTACACGGTAGATGAAACAGGTATTATTCCTCCGGAAGAACTTGAGGACATGAAGCGTGAGATGACAAAGACAGAGATACGGCAGGAGCTGTACTGTGACTTTGCTGCGAACGCTTATAACCGCCTTATCTCGCTGGATTCTATCAACGCGGCCATGGAAAGAGACCTGCAGGAAGAAGATTACAAGGATATGCCCAAGGTTATGGGTGTCGACGTTGCACGTTTTGGCGACGATAGCTGCGTAATCTTCAAACGCCAAGGTCTGATGGCTTTCGAGCCGATTGTCTGCAAAGAAGTCGACAACATGACCTTTGCCGGAATCATCGCCAGAGAGATTGACGATTGGGGGCCAGATACGGTGTTCGTCGATGCTGGCCGTGGCGAGGGTGTTATCGACCGCTTGCGTCAGATTGGCTACAAGGGAGTTGTAGAAGTTCCTTTTGGCGGCAAGGCTATCGAGGACACACGCTATATGAATAAACGTGCCGAAATGTGGGATGGCTGTCGACAGTGGCTCGAACAGGGCGGTTCATTGCCGTATGACCCGAATCTGCGCACCGAGCTGTCAATGCCCGAGTATACCTTTGACGGCATGAACAGAATCAAACTTGAAAGCAAGGAAAGCATCAAAGATAAGACGGGACGTTCGCCAGATATGGCTGACGCGCTGTGTCTGACCTTTGCTTATCCTGTGTCTTTCGCAAGAAAAAACCTGTACCAGCGGGCAAAGAAGCTGGGACAGGTAAGAAAATACGGCAGATTGTAAAAGGAGAGTGCTCAACAATGAGTGTACAAGACGACATTATTTATTACTACAGGCGTGCTGCCGAAGCTCGGGCGCGAGGCCGCGATGACCTTGCGCAGAGCATGGAAAACTATGCGCGTAATTTGGAAGCGGATATTTATAACGATGACGGCCGTGGCCTTGACATCGCTGCCTCCAACAAACGATGGGCTGACAAAGAAGCTGCTCAACGCAAACAGGCGGCTTCTCGCAGACAAGGCGAAGATAACCTGTATCGCAAGGCGCGTCCAACCATGTCTCCGTCTATGCCTTCTGAGTATCCTTCTACTAGACGTGAATACGCTCCTGCAAGAGAGGCACAACCGTCTTATAGTGGTTATGGCCCCGGTTACACTGAACCGCCAATGGATTATTCAGAGGCTCCGCAAGGTAGCTATCAGCCTCAGCAAAGCGGCCATACCGGAGTTGTCAAATTTTTCGATGATGGCGCTGATGTAGAATCTTGGAAAAGAGCGCATCCAGAACCAGAAACCCCGCGTAACAAATATGGCGCAACAAGAGGCTCCTTCCTTGATTATCTTTAAAGCGGTTACGATGAAGGACAAAAGAGATACGACTGGTAACGGAGGAATAACATATGCTTTTGTATTCAGTAAAGGAACTCAAAACTACTAAGCTGAGCGCCAGTAGCGCAATTCCCGCTGCAAGTACCGAGGTTTTCACCAACATTCGCGGCGGTCGCATCGGCATTGCAATCAGTGCTGGCGAAACTGATATTTATCTTGGTGACAAGAGCGTCAAGGCTGGCGAAGGCTTGCTTATCAAGGCTGGCACAACCTATACTTTGCCAGTGCTGCCGACCGCACGTCAAAACTTTTATGTTATTGGCGGCGACTGCGTGCTGACAGAGTTTTTTGGTTAAGGCGGTGATAATTCATGCCAGACTTAAACGATAAGCTGGCTGCTGCTGCAAACAGCGAAGTCCACCGAAGCGCATGGCAAGCGACCAACCCTCAATTCGGTTTAAACCAAGGGGCGGTCGACATGATGACGGGTGGCACTTTGCCGGAGCAGCCGCAGACTGGCGTAATCCAGCCGGGAACAGAGCAACCGCCGTCCCCGTTGGAAATGCTCAAAGCGCAGAGCGAGGCAAAGGATAAAACCTTATCGCTCGATACTTTGACAAAATCGCAGAAAGATAAAATCATGCGAGCGTTCGAGAGCTGCCGTGATATTGCGGATGCGCAGTACAAGCAGATTATCGAACCGAAAATTCTGCATCGCAGAGATATTTACGAAGCTGACGAGGAATACTACAAGAAGCGTTTCCCGAGACTTTCGGAAACTAGCAACTGGGTTTCCAAAGACGTTAAGACCTCTTGCCAGTGGATTCTGACAGGTCTTATGGAAGCGTTCTGCGGCACAGACGCACCGCTTTCCGTCAAAGGCGTGAATGTCGATGATGATGAGGTTGCTTCCAAGGTGCAGGAGCTTGTGCGTTACCAGCTTGAGAAGAAGAATGACTGGTATCATTTCTGCCAGACTGAGCTGAACTTCGCTTTGAGCCAGAACTTCTGTATTGCAAAGGTATGGTGGAAACGCGAAGAAGAACGCAAGCAGATGCAGTTCATGTTGGATTTGAACGACATGACGCAGATTCTGGGCCTTATGGAAGGTGTTGGCGGCGGCAATATCGAGAATATGAAATTCGAGGATATTGAAGGTGCGCCAGACCTTACCAAAGTCACTTATGACCTTGTGAAAGTCAAGAGCAATCATCCTGTTGTAGAGTATGTTCCTACATCAGAGCTGCGCTACACTCCGGATGCTCCAGATTTGCAGGATTGTAAGTTTGTAGCGCACCGCAAGGTTGTGCGTGGCAGTTATTTGAAGCAGCGCGAAAAAGACGGTATTTATCAGAACATCGACAAAGCACTCAAGGAATACACCTCGGGCAATACCGAACCGACTACTCTGGATTATGTCAATGACAGAGACAGAGCCGACAGGGCTAAACGTCCGACAGACAACGACTTGGCATCCAAAGAGGTTGAGCTTTACGAGGCTTACATGCAGGTAGACTGGAACAACGACGGCATCTACGAGAATATCATCGTTCATGCTGTAGGCGACCAGCCAATCCGCATTGTAGAGAATGATTACGGTTTCCCGCCGTTCTTTGTTTGCAGTGCGGTCTACGACCCGAACGCTGTGTTTAACCGCGATTCTTTCACTGATATGCTGGAACAGCAGCAGGACTTAAAGACCGCTGTTATGCGTCAGATTATCACCAATGTGGCGAAGAATAACGCCCCGCGCGTTTTTGTCGATGAACGTATGGTAGACCTAGACGCACTGTTCAGTGGCGAGGAAATTGTTCCGACGCAGAAAGCCCCGACAGAAGCTGTCTTTATTCCGCCGTCACTGCCATTGTCCAGTGTCTCTATGGACGTAATCAACTATGCTCAGACCGAGATTGAAAGTCAGAGTGGTAGCACAAGATATAACCAAGGTCTTGACAGCAACTCTTTGAACAATACTGCAACTGGCATTACTGCTATCCTTGGCATGGCTGAAAAGCGCAACAAAATGGTGGCACGAAGCATTGCAGAGAAATTTTTTATTCCGATTTACAAGTTCATCATCCTGTTGAACCAAAAGTATCTGGAAGATGAGCAGATGATTCGATTGACCAACAAGACGCTTTCTATCAAGAAAGAGGATTTGGATGTAGATTATGATTTGATTGTCAACGTCGGACAAGGCGCTGGCACAAGAGAAGCACAGATTCAGTATCTGATGCTGGTGCTCAACCAGATTTATCCGCAGCTCGCAAACTTCGGTATTGCGAACGCAAAGAGCTGGTACAACCTTGTGTGCAAACTTCTGGAAGCGTTGGGCTTGCGAGATGTTTCCCAATATCTGCTCGACCCCGAGAGCGAAGAAGCACAGGCACAGGCACAGGCTCAAGCACAGGCACAGGCACAAGCGCAAGCCGAAGCATTGCAGAACAGCTTGCAACTGTCTATCGCAAAATACTCCATTCCGCGTCTCAATATCAATCTTACAGATTTGCCGCCCGACGTACAGCGTCAGTATCTTAAAGATAAACTTGGCATTACTACAACCGAGCGTGCAATCGCAGAACATGAGGTGCTCAATAATGATTAAGCGCAATAACTCTAAAGTTATTAAAGCTGCCGAATCTCGCATCGACCTTCTCCGCGACTTCATCGTCGACGGAGAAGATGCTGAGGCGGTGTATAAATATGCGTTCCGCTTAAAAAAAGAAGCGGATGAAAAAATGCTTGAAGCGGCGTTAAGCTACGGAGACATTGAAAGACACCGAAGCGACTACAGAGCAGTCTGTCGTTTGGTTGAAATGTTGCAACACGCAGCGGCCACTGGCAAGCAGAAAGAGAAAGCCTTGGTTCAATTACAGACACAAGGCTGATTTTTTAGGAGGTAAAACCAATGGCTGACGAATTTGGCGGTGCTGGAAGCGATTTTTCTGCTTCTACACCACAAACAAACACAATTTCTACAAGTCAACCAAATGTTGACAGCGTAGAATCCTCTCAGAGTGTTCCAAGCACACCAGTGAATACAAACACTAGCGTAAGCACCGAAAATCGCTCAGAAGGGCTGCAAACGCGCGAGAGCGGCAATCAGCAAATTATCGCCGCTGCAAAGAACTCAGAAGGCACTCAAGGCTATGTTTTGGTCAAAGGTGAGGACGGAAAAACACATTTGAAGCCCAGTCCGCTGACTGAACCGCCAAAAAATGAAGGAGCTGCCCAAGAACCTAACATGTTTGGCGCTGATGCCAATCAGCCGAAGCTGACAGATGCTCCGCAGCAGATTGGCCAGCAGTTCAACCAGCAGCTTCCCGCTTATACTCTTGATGAATTTTCCAACGCAATCGCAACAGGCTATGTTGATGAGAAACGTGTTCCGCAGGAATACCAACGTCAATATGCTGACTGGAAAATCAGCCAAGCTGTTCAAGCTCACAATGCACAGCAAAGAGCTATTGCCCAACAGGAAGCAGCGCGTCGTGCTGAGATTGAAGCGCAGATGAATCCGGAAACTCGTCAAGAGCAGATGAGAGAGTTTTTGACAGGTCTCGACAAAGAAGCTGATGTGCGCGCCCAACAGGATGCGGGTCTGAGTAAAGAAGATATTGAAAACCTCGACCTCATGGACGATGACGACCCGAAGCTCATCAACTACAAATTGGCTAAGGAATGGCATCGTCAAGACCTTATGGCTAAGATGCAGAACCGCTATGCAGACGAACAGGCACAGCGCCAGAGACAGGAAGCTGTCTATGCTGGCATCAACCAGTTCACAGCAGAGCAGCGCGCAAAGGAACCGAACTTCGATGCTATTGACCGTATGTTGTTAACTCGCGTGAATGATTTGACCTATAAGCAAGCACAGGTGGTTGTACCTGTATTACAAGCCTTGCAGAATGGCACAATCAATGAAGCTCAGACAGAGATTCTTCGCAACTATTATGAAGATACACGCAAAATGTTCTATATGCAGAAGAACGGCTTAGGCACAACTCCGAGAACCGTCAACCGCCCGCCAACCGTCGAACGCGCTGGCGACGGCAGAGATATTAACAGTGTATATGTGCCAGACTACGGCGCTCTGGCGAAATCTGATGTAAGAGGCCGCCGAGCATGGCTGGCTGAATTTATCCGTAACAGAAACCAATAAGCTACCCCCGAGGCTATGCGGTTTTGTTAAATAAAATTTTTTAATGAGGTGAAAAATTAATGGCAATTAACGACGTAACACGTTCTCTTTCCTACAGCACTTCCCAATCCCATACCTCTGATGCGATTGGCCATGCTGAGGACATGAGCAGCGTAATTACCAACATCGACCCCGAGGTCACTCTGTTCCTCAACCGCTTCGGCTCCGAGGAAGATGCAACCACTCTGAAATTTAGCTGGTTAACCGAAGGCTTGCAGCCGCCCGGCGAGAACGCCCACTTGGAGAAGGAGGATTATTCCTCCAAAGAAATCGGCCATCTGGAAGGTTTGGAAAACAACTGCCAGCGCTTTGTAAACAGCTACTATGTAACTGAGGCACAGCGCAAAGTTGCTAAAGTTTACCGCCCCGAGGATGAGCTGGCTCGCCTGTTGGAACAGTGCTCCCGCAAACATGCTGCTGATATTGAGTACGCTCTCGTAAACAACGAAACCACCAACGCGGAACAGAATAAGACTACTCCGGCTAAAACTGGCGGCGTTCCGTTCTTCATGGCTACTCAAGAGCTGGATGTAACTGTTGGCACTACCGACGGCTCTATCACTACCACCAAACCGCATGGCTTGGAAACTGGTGACTTTGTATATTTCACCGCCAAAACCATGCCGACTGGTCTGTCTGCTAAGACCATTTATTACATCCGCACCGATGCTGCTACTCCGAAAACCAAATTCACTATCTTCAACACCCAAAAAGGTGCTGTTGAGAACATTGCCGCTGAACAGGTCAAACCGAGTGCTGCTGGCACTTCCGCTAAAATCATCAAAAACAACGTACTGGATTTAGGCGGCACTGTCGACTATACTCTGGATGACCTCAATGCGGTAATGGAAATGGCGTACAACCGCGGCGGCAATCCTACTCATGCGTTCATGTCCCCCGCTAAGAAACGCGCTTTCAGCCAGTTGGTAATCGCACAGGCTACTTCTTACCGCGATATGGCGAAGAAGAACAAGCTGAATCTTGTTGCCGACGTTATCCAAACTGACTACGGCGTACTGACTGCCGAAGCGCATCGTATGCTGCCGGATAGCCGAATCTACTGCATGGATATGGGCTATTGGGGTATTAAGTGGTTTGAACACACCCACGACGTACCCATTCCGAAGAAAGGCTCTTATGATGAGCGTATGCTGGAATCTTGGCTGGGCCTCAAATGCGCAGCCCCGAAAGCTTCCGCTGCAATCATCGGTATCAAGCGCTAATCTAACCTAGTCGATTTCGACCACTTTAACCGCCTCGGTTTCGGGGCGGTTATTTAATATGCTGGTGTAGCACAACTGGTAGTGCAAGTGCCTTGTAAGCACTAGGTTGCGGGTTCGATTCCTGTCACCAGCTCCAACTAAAACACGGAGGGCGAAACAATGTTAGTAGACCAGAAAGTATATATCGACGGTGAGAAGAAAATTCACGTCGTCAACAAATTTGACCATAGCGTTGCCGCCGAGGTAGCCCGCATGACCGAACGCGAAGGCGGCGGCAGAGCGGTAGGCAAGGACGGTTTTGAGGTCAGGGTTATGGGTTATATTCCACCCGAAATGTGGAATTATGACCCGTGGCTTGTTACCGCTAAAAGAGCTTTAGCTGCCGGAGATAACGGCGAGTACACAAAGTATGTACAGAAGTTTTTTGAGGTGCATCGCGAGTATGCTCCGTTGATTCCTAAGAAATATTTTTGAGGTGAAGCAACATGGCAATCGAGGTTTCTAAACTAATCCGCAAAATCCGTTTAAAGGCTATGGATTTTGACGAGATTAAATATAGTGATTATCAGATTATCAATGCTATAAATGATGTTATTGAATACTTAAACGCATCTTATGCTTTACGTAACAGTGATTTTCTGGAAAAGGTCAAAGAGTATCACCTTACCTCGGAGCAGATGCAGAAAGGCGCAACTCTGCCGTATGATTTTGTAACACTGGTGGGCATGAATGACTTGCAGTGTGGCAGACCGCTTGCAGTAGTACCGTCTACCGAAACTCCGAAGTTTGATGAGTACAAAATCGTCGGGAGCAAGATTTACAGCGGCGTACCAGATTTTACTGTGCATTATCGCAAACGACTTGAAGAAGTCGAGAGTGCTAATGACGAAATTGATTTGCCGATTGTTTTTGAATCTTTGGTGCGCAATTTTGCCTTTGCTGCTTTAAGCAATAGCAACGAAGAAATGCTGAGCGGCATTGAGGAAGCGATTCAGAGCATTGTGCCGATGCGTCGCTATTCTCACGCGAAGATTCGTATGCCGTTTATGGTATAGAAGGAGGAAGCATGTTAGTTAAAGCAATTATTCAAGATATTCGCAATCGCATTAACGATAAAGAAGGCGTTGGCGATTTCGACGATGACGAGATTGTCAGCTACATCAACCAAGCCATAAACTACATCGGACTTTACTTTGTTGGTTCCGGCAATCCCATTGCCATCAAGGACGTTGTAATCAGAAACGGCGATACGTTGCCAAATGATTATATTAAGACGTGCGGCATTTTGCCCATCAAGATTACTGGTAAAACAATTAAGTTTCTCGATACCAGCGCCAAAGATTACACCATGAAGTATTTTTATAAAGCACCCAATATTACGGGTGCTGAGAACGAAGAAATGCCTTATGACGATACAGTGACAAACAACGTCATTGTAACTTTGACTGTGATTCTGCTTATGAATCAGCAGCGACTGAATGTATCTCAAGACCAGAGTTTGAACAGCTCTTTGATGGACATTATAGAATCAGCGTACAGTGCGAGAGCATAGTTTAGGCGGTGAAGGATATGGCTGATAAAGAAAACAACAACGCGCTTGATGAGGCGCAGATAAAGCAAATATTGACCAATATCCCAAACAACGTCAGCGGTGACGGCAAAGTATTTGTGGCTGCGTTGAAGAACTATCTCGTTAAATCTGGCTTGCTGACGAATAAAAAAATCGACGACAGCACATCCGAAACAGGCGAAAAACCTGGACACGTCAGCAGTGTGCAGTTATTAGAGCTACATTCAATCAATGACGGAGTTCGTATCAACTCTATACAGGTGTCATGGGTAAAGACTACTGTAACCAACTATGCTAAAGCCGAAGTGTGGTTCAGAACCGCCACGGACAAGGCATGGGAGAAGGCAGGAGAGAGCAGCGGCACACAGTTTGTTTACAGCGGCGCTACAACAGGCCTGACGTATTATATCAAGGTAGTAGCCGTAAATACAAAGGGCAACACAGCCGACTTTGACACAGCTCCGCAAGCTAGCATCAAAATCCAAGGCAGCCAATATATTCCTAACCCGCCGACACAATTCGTGCTGACGTGGGACGAGAAAGGCCCGTTATGGAAGTGGCTTTTCGAGCCTAACGAATATATAGATTTCTTTGAATTGCGCTTAGACCAGAACCCCGGTGTCTGGAATGACAAGAGATTGGACAGCACGCGAGAAACGTGGAGCAGAGCTAATCCCGGTGTCAGAAGCGGCACGGCGTATCTGTATATCCGTAATATCTTCGGTGAGTACAGCGAACCTGCCGTCCATGAGTTTAGCAAAGCACTGCCGCAGAAGCCGACCGCACCGCAGTTAACAAGTACGATTGACGGTGTGCGTATTAAAATGCAAGGCTTGCCGCTAGGTTCGACAGGATACAAAATCCACATCAAGACTGTTGACAGCACAGAAACCGTTGAAGATGATTTCTACACAGTCAACAGTGAGTATATCTACTTCTTTTTCATAGGACATATCACTGTCAAGTATTGTTTTGTAGACCCGTTAGGGGACGGCGAGTGGAGCGACACGAGCGAAGCAGACTGCAAAGCTGGCATTGACATAGGCCAAGTACCGACTATCGACTATACCAAGTTTGATAAGTTCACGCAGGATGCTATCGACAAGGCGAATAATCAGCCTAGTATCAACGATGCACTCAAAAAGCTGATTACTGATAACACTACGGCTATCAATGAGGCTAACAAGCTGATTGATGCTAACGCCAACGGTATACACCAAAACACTGACAGCATTTCAAGTGTTATGACAAAAGTAAACGGCTTGAATGAGAAAGTAGAAGGCATAGAAGGCACAGTAACCACACAGGGTACTGCTATTGTGCAGACCGCTTCTGATATTACGGCACTAGCCAAAAGAGTAACTGTTAACGAGGGTACAATCAGCACTAACACATCTTCTATCCAGCAGAACGCTGATTCTATCACAAGCGTGGTTAAGCGTGTAGATGATGCTGAGGGCACGCTAAAAACCCACGGCACGGCTATTCAGCAGAACGCAAACAGCATATCTACAATAGCTATGGACGTTAAAGGCAATGCGTCAGCTATCGAGCAGAACGCCAAGAGCATTACTGCTATCGTAGAGGACGTAAAAGGCAACAAGGCATCTATTCAAGCCAACGCCAATAACATTACCAGCATCGTAACCAAGGTTGATAAGCAAAGTTCGCAGATTAACAGCCAAGGTTCAGCGATTGTACAGAACGCCAACAGCATTACTAGCGTAGTCACGGAGCTGAACAAAAAACCCGCCGACTGCAATTACTCATCCATCAATCAACTGCAAGACGATATTCTACTTTGCGTTAAAAAGGACGGCGTTATCAATGCTATCAACGTATCTACCGAAGGCATTGTAATCGACGGCAGAAAAGTGCATATCACAGGCGATACAGTATTTGACAACAATGTTATCGTAGGCGGTATGATAGCCGCTGACAGTATCGCACTGGAGCATTTAAAGGCTAACTCCGTATCATCCGCCAAAATACAGGCTAACGCTATCACATCGACTAAAATCGAAGCAGGAGCGGTGACTGCTGAAAAGATTGAAGCAGGTGCTATCACTGCCGAGAAACTTGCTGCTGACAGCGTAACTTCTGACGCTATACAGGCAGGAAGTGTTATTGGTGACAAGATAGCGGCGAACACGATTACAGGCAAGCACTTTGCGGCAGCCAACATCGACTTGACGGGAGCTTTGACGATTACAGGCGGCAACGTGAAACTAAGCGAAGAAGGCTTACGATTGAGCAATAGCAACGGCTCTTATACGTTGTTTAATCAAGAGGGCATAAACTATGTTGACGCAAGCGGCGTTATCTATGGGCAAGTAAAACGCATGCTTATCGGCACAGCTTATGATGGCTCTATAATCAAATTTAAAGCACCGTGGGAAAGTGTTCCGCTGGTACTAATGACACCAACAAGTCTTATGGTAAACAACGCCGACTATTCGCAGAACAACATTTATATCACTTGTAAGCCGACAAACGTTAGCACCGAGGGTTTTTCTGTAAATTGTTATTCTTCACTAGGTACAGGCACAACAGGCACAGTTGTTTTAAACCAGTATATTAGCAATTATCAAGACACTAGCCAGAGAACACAGACGTTTATGGAGTTCACAATTGTTGTACCAAAATCCGCTGGCAGCATGACGGTATGCGGAACAGCTCACAACAGACCATGGAATAGGTATGACAATGAGGGCTATCCAGATAAGGGCGTTGGTTGGTCAAACCTTTATGTGGAACTCTCCGGTACTGGCGTAACATCAACGGCGTATCATTACGGCCCTAACAAAAACGCTGATAAGTCAGAATGGAATGCTGATTTTTCGGTAAGTGCCAAATTGAACAATGCTACCAAAGTAAATTGCAAAGTGTACGGTAGTTGGACAGACACGAATAATTATAATTCAAGTTACACAAGCACCGGAGGCATTACAATCAGCATTCCAAATGTAGTATTTGACGTAGCAGGAGAAACGATTGTATCCCGCGGCTATGCTAACTTCATTGTTATAGATTCTGCAAGCAATATGTATTCTGTTGAAGCGCCGACATTAACAACGAAAGTGCTTATTCAGTATAACGGCAGCGCACTGACAAGTACGGTTATTACTGTTGATGGCGAGAGCAAAACAACGGATGCAGATGGTTATATTACCTTGTCTGCTACGATAACTATTGAAACGGAAATAGCCTACACGTTTACATATAACAATATTACCGTTACCAAGGGCGTTAAATACGAAATTGGTGCGCAGAATATAGTAAACATTACATCTACATAAGCGAGGTGAAACAATGCAGATAGAATTTGAAATTGACGGTATGCGTTTGACACGAACATCAGACGCATACGTAACAGAAGGTAGCAAGAACTTCGTGCAGTTGCTGTTTACCTTTTCTGATGATTGGGACGGCATCGACAAATGGGCACTGTTTGCGAGGGACAACAAAACCTATGAAGTCGCTATCGTAGACGGGAAGTGTATCGTTCCCTACGAATGTGCGAGAACATCTGGACAGTTTCAGCTTACAGTAGTAGGCAAGGAAACGGCAGGAGATGTTATCGCAACCACGAGTGATAAGGCGGTGCGGGTCAGTAGCAACGAGTTTGAAGAAAACCCAACAGGCTCAGAAACAAGACTGACAAACACTTTCCTTGTCGATACGTTGGCGAGCGTAAAGGACTATGCAGACAAAGCGAAAGAATACGCAGACAAGGCGGCAAACGTAGGAATTGAGATTGACAAGGCTGTTGAGAGCGCACAGAACGCCGCTACAAGTGAGCAAGCCGCCAAAGGGTACGCTGATAAGGCTAAGGAGTATAGCGAGAACGTCAACGTCTTTATTCCGTCCGTGGATGCTGACGGCGTAATGACATGGACTAATAAAGCTGGCCTTGCCAATCCTGCTCCGGTAAGCGTAAAAGGCGAACGTGGCGAAAAGGGCGAGCAAGGTATCAAAGGCGATACAGGCGCAACAGGTGCTAAAGGTGAGCGTGGCGAGCAAGGCTTACAAGGTCTGCCCGGTGCTAAAGGTGATAAAGGTGAGAAAGGCGATGCTTTTAAGTACACCGACTTTACCGCAACACAGCTTGCCGCACTGAAAGGCCCGCAAGGCGAACGTGGCTTACAAGGCCCGCAAGGTGAG